CTCACTCTATTAGAAAAAGTCATCCAACAAAACGAAGATGACAGAAACGGGTAAATATACCCTTGACAGTGTACAGAATACCCTGTATACTATACGCATAGATTTACATAATCATAGGAGATAATCGATGGCAGCAAAATATTTTAATCCAGAGCAAGTCAACAAAATGAAGCAACTTGTTAACGAAGGCATGGCAGTAATGCAAGAAGTAGAGACACTTAATGGTGGATTGACTGATACTGTAAAAGCAATAGCAGAAGAACTTGAGATCAAGCCTTCTATTCTTAAAAAAGCAATTAGAATTGCATACAAAAGCAAATTGACTGATACGAATGCTGACCATGAGCAACTGAACGATATCTTGGAGACAGTTGGTAGAACTCTTTAATGTCATATGTCGATGCAATACATGATAAAACTGCGGAACGAATTCATGTCGTAGAACGCAGTCCTTCAGGTGAAAGGGTATATGAAGAATATCCCACGAACTATGTTCTATACTATGAAGACAATAAAGGTAAGCATCGTTCACTATATGGTACACCCGTTAAAAAGTTCTCGTCACGTAAACAATCAGAGTGGGAGAAAGAAAAACGCATCCACGGTAAGAAACGTCTCTTTGAAGCAGACATTCCGATCGTCTTTAGATGTCTTAGTGAAAACTATCTAAAGGTTGATGCCCCTAAACTGCATACGTGTTTCTTTGATATTGAGGTTGACTTTGATCCTAGTAGAGGATTCTCTCCTCCAAGTGATCCGTTTAATCCTGTAACTGCTGTAAGTTTATACTTAGACTGGCTTGATCAATTAGTCTGTCTAGCAGTTCCCCCTAAGCATATGACGTATGAGACTGCACAAGAAGCAATTGCAGAGTTCCCTGATACAATGTTGTTTAGAACAGAGAAAGAATTGTTTGATGCATTCTTCTCACTAATCGAAGATGCTGATGTGTTATCGGGTTGGAACTCAGAGGGATATGATATTCCGTATATGGTAAATCGTGTTACACGTGTGATGTCGAAAGATGATACACGTAGATTTTGTTTGCTTGGACAGTATCCTAAGAAACGTAAGTATGAACGATTTGGTAAAGAAGAAGAAACGTTTGACTTAGTTGGTCGTATTCACTTAGACTATCTACAACTTTATAAGAAGTATAACTACGAATCTCGTCACAGTTATAAACTAGATGCGATTGGTGAAATGGAAGTTGGTGAAAAGAAGACTGAGTACGAAGGGTCACTGGATCAATTATATAACAAAGATTTTAAAAAGTTCATTGAATATAACAGACAGGATACATTACTACTTAAGAAACTAGATGATAAGTTGCAGTTTTTAGAACTTGCTAATCAACTGGCGCATGAGAATACTGTATTGCTTCCAACTGTTATGGGCTCAGTTGCTATGATTGAAATGGCAGTAATGAACGAAGCACATGAACGTGGTATGGTAGTCCCCAACAAGATAAGACAAAACATTAATACAATCAGTGAAGGTCAAGCGGCAGGTGCTTATGTGATGAATCCTAAGAAAGGACTGCATGAGTGGATAGGCTCTATCGATATCAATTCACTATATCCTTCTACAATTCGTGCATTGAATATGGCTCCAGAGACTATTGTTGGGCAAGTCAGACAGACTCTGACTAATCAGTATATGGAAGAGAAAGGTCTTGAATTAGCAAAAGCAAAGCCTCGATATAAACCAGGCGATGCTCCAGTAGAAGGTCCCGTATTATGGGAGGGTCTGTTTAGTTCACTAGAATATACTGCTATTCAAAATCAGGAACGTGGCACAATGTTGACGATTGATTATGAAGATGGCAGAGAAGAAAAAATGAGTGCCGCACAAGCATGGAAGATGATTTATGATTCTAATAATCCTTTTATCCTTAGTGCAAATGGTACAATCTTTAGATCCGATCAAGAGGGTGTGATTCCTGGACTGTTATCTAAATGGTATTCTGATCGTAAAGTGATGCAAAAGAAACTCAGAGAGTCTACTACAAAGACAGATATAGACTATTGGGACAAACGTCAGTTAGTTCGTAAGATTCTACTTAACTCAGCATATGGTGCACTTTTGAATGAGCATTGTCGTTTTTATGATAAACGTATAGGACAGAGTACAACACTTACAGGTCGTTCTATCACTAAACATATGTCTGCATTTGTCAATGAGATAATAACTGGTGTATATGATCATACAGGTGATTCAATGATTTATGGTGATACAGACTCTTGTTATTTTAGTGCATGGCCCATGTTACAAGAAGATTTGCCCTCAGACATGTCGTTAGAAGACAAGAAGCAAACGTTTATCGATTTGTATGAAAACATGTCTGATCAATGCAATGTATCATTCCCTGGCTTTATGGAGAAGGCATTTCATTGTCCACGTGAGAAAGGCGAAATAATCAAAGGTGGTAGAGAAGTTTGTGGTGACAGAGGATTGTTTATTACTAAGAAAAGATATGCAATCAATATCTATGATGCAGAAAACAAACGTACTGATAAACATGGTGCAATGAAAGTTAAAGCAATGGGCTTAGACTTAAAGAGAGCAGATACTCCTGCATATGTACAAGACTTTTTAATGGAAGTCTTAGAAATGACACTATCAGGTAAACAACGTGATGACATTATCGAAAAGATTAAAGAGTTTAAGATCATATTAGGTAAACAGGATTCATGGACAAAAGGTTCCCCTAAAGGTGTAAACAAACTGACTTCTTATACAATGCTTGAAAAGAATTCTAAGACTGGTCGAGCAAATATGCCAGGTCATGTTAGAGCGGCAATGAATTGGAATACACTCAAAAGAGTACATGGAGACAACTACTCTATGGAAATCATGGATGGCTTTAAAGTTGTCGTATGTAAACTAAAGTCTAATGCGATGGGTTATACAAGTATTGCATATCCAACTGATCAACTCAGACTTCCTGAATGGTTCAGAGAATTACCATTCGATGATAATCTGATGGAGTCTACACTTGTAGATGAAAAAATCAGTAACTTGCTAGGAGTTCTTAAGTGGGACTTACGAGCAAACACAGACACTAATTCAACATTTGATGAGTTGTTTAGTTTCGGGTAAATCTTATGTCCAAAACATTTGCTTTACACATTAAATCCAGATATAATACGCAGTATATCTACCTAAATACAATACGAGGAGTATAAATGAAAGATAACTTATTAGACATCATCGGTTACACGCATAGTCTAGGCATCATTGATCTAGTAAAGATCGTGGGAACTGATACAGAAACTGAAATTCATGCAATCGCAGAAGATAAATCTGTTATTGTAACAGGCAAAACTAAAACGCCAGTTGCAGATTTTATCGGAACGTTTGGTATGCCGAATCTGACTAAACTAAAAACTATTTTAGGCTTTGATGTCTACAATGACGATAGTTCAGCAATCGACATGACGAAAGCAAACAAAGATGGTAATGAAGTTCCTAGTGCAATTCACTTTGCAACTAAACAAGGTGACTTTGTTAATGACTATCGTTTGATGTCACAAGCAATCATCGAAGAAAAAGTAAGAAATGTTACATTTAAAGGTGCTAACTGGGACGTAGAGTTTGAACCTACAGTCGCAGGTATCATGCGTTTAAAAATGCAGGCACAAGCAAACTCTGAAGAATTGAACTTTACTACTAAGACAGAAGATGGCGATCTTAAAATCTTCTTTGGTGATCCTTCGACTCACTCAGGTAACTTTGTATTTCAACCTACAGTAACAGGAGAACTTACAAGAGCATGGATGTGGCCTGTTAAAGTATTCTTGTCAATCATGGATCTTCCAGGTGACAAGACTGTACGTATCTCAGATCAAGGTGCGGCTCAAATTACTGTAGACAGTGGTTACACAGTTTACGAATATCTACTACCTGCACAAGCCAAGTAGTAGTACATGAAAATTAGACGATCCTTAACCCATTGGGAAAAGCCTGAACTATGGACACGTGGTGGAAGGAAGTTAATAGTAAGGGCACAGGGTTTGTCTTTGGATATAGGTAGTACTATGTATTCATATATTCCTATAGGAAAGAATGCATCTACTTTTATGGAAGAGTTTTTACCCCAGTTAGGTAAACCCTTAACTTCATACAATTATAATAATCCCCCTCCATTTTCATGGCCTAAAAAGTTTATAGTTGTATTGAGGGATCCTGTTGAACGTTGGTGTTCTGGAATAGTAGAATATTTAGTTAATAGTGGAATGTTTATAGAAGGCGAAGAGTCATCTTTTACATTAAAAAATAGAGAAACGTTAGATTTAATATTTGGTTATGCAATATTTGATAGACATACATGTCCTCAAGTTGATTACTTGCATGGAATAGATACAGATCAATGTGTATTTTTTAAACTTGATAAGGATTTTGAAAATACAATGAAACGTTTCGCAGAAAAAGAATTGAAGGTACCCACAAAAGATGTAATAATACGAAAAGATATGTATAATACATCAGAGAGGAACTCACATAAAGAACTTAGGGATATAATTAATTTTGAAATTGAAAACAATCCTAGATATAAGAAACAGATAAAAGATCATTTTGCAGATGATATTATCTTGTTTAACTCAGTGAATTATTATGAATGAAAATATGGCAGAACAGATCGATCTTTCAAAAGAGCATAAGCCAGATTGGGCACTGTTCTTACCCGCAGTCAGTAGTTTTTTTATTACTGGCTTAGGTAAGCAACGTGATACGACAACAGAGGATTATTTCCCTCAAGAACGTATCCCGGCAGGGTTCAACGGAGACGTAGAACGTCTGAATTTCTTAAACTCTAAAGAAGGTCTGTTCACTTATAAGTGGGGATTGTATTCTGCAGGCCATGCAGACTTGGATGTAACTAAAACAATCCCCGCTGAATCTATCATACGTGATAGAGAAGAGGGTACGTTTATGTTAGGCGACTCGGGTGGGTTTCAGATTATGAAAGGTCAATGGCCTGCTGACTGGAAAGATCCGAATTGTCCTAAAGCACGTGAACAACGTATTAAAGTCCTAACGTGGATGGACACGTATATGGATTACGGCATGTGTTTAGACATACCCTCTCAGACTGTGCGAAATCAACATCTGTATGATAAGCACGGTATTAAAACCATAGAGGAAGCCGCACTGGCAACGCATATCAACAACGATTACTTTATACACAATCGTAATGGTAACTGTAAGTTCTTAAATGTCTTGCAGGGGTTGAATCATACTCAGTCAG